TCATGTACCACTCAAAATCAGCACCAGCATCTTGATCACATCGTCCAGTACTACAGGTGGCAGCCATACGCCGAACACTGCCAGTACAAGAGGTGCAATGACATAGTTGTATACGATGAGAAAAACGAACACGTAAGCAATGTAGTGCTTCCATGAACTATCAGCCTTAACACTCCCCTTAGTCTTTACCTTGCCAGGCTTTGTAGTCTTACCCTGCCCCAGTAGCTTTAGTAGCCATCCCTTCACGAACTCAATCATGTTAAGTCCTCCAGGAGTTCACGAATTTTTTGCATATGCTCCTTATCCATTCCGGCTGTGAACTTGAATTTCGCCATTAACGCTTTATTCAAACTGCCCCACTGAGAACACAACATACAAATAAGTGCTGACTCACAATGTAATGCTTCGGCATATGTTGGATAACAGGCCAGGATGCTTTTTTTATACGGTTCACCCGCTTCGATCAGTTCCTTCACTGATTTACTGGAACTGGTGTAATCGTTCCAGTTTGATTGTTTAGAAGTACTCTTAATCTCTGAGACATTTTTAACCGATTTCCATACTCGTTTCTGACCAATATAGAATTCACCGCTGTTCGGAAACTGGATTATATATACGAAACACGCTGTTTCTTCTGGGATGAAGTCTTCATCCTGATACCACATAGCCCACTTCAATTCTTGTTCTGCATTTGACGCCATTTTTTACCTTCCTTGATAAATAAGTCATACACATATTTATGAGGAAACATCAAAATGAGCATCGAAACAGACGTAATCGAGTTACTGAAAAAACTTGAAGGAACCAAACAATACCAGACCAAAATGAAATACTTCAGAAATGGTATGTTCCATATCTATAAAGACTCAGAAGGTTTTGAAACCATAGGGTACGGTCATCTGGTTAAACAAAGCGAACGTAGTAAATTCGTGAATGGAATTACAGAACAGCAAGCCGATCAATTACTCCTGGTCGATTATCAAAAAGCTAAACGTGATGCTGATTCATTCAATCTGGATTTACCAGAACGCTGGAATGCATTAGTTTCTATACTCGTATTCCAGTTGGGTAAATCCGGTTACTCTAAATTCGTGAAGCATCTTTCAGCATTGAAGAACCGCAATTATGCAACTGCAATTGCAGAACTGAAAAACAGCAAATTGTACCAACAGACCCCGAACCGTATCGATCAATTACTGTACTGGGTAACAAACTAAAACAACAAAGGCCAGCTATTATGCTGGCCTTTGTTGTTTTTCATGCTGCAATTCTAAAATGGTCAATACGCGTGAAAGTTTCACATCAATTTCGTTGATTTTCATCTGAACGTTTTTCAGTTCACTTTCTAATACAACCTGCTCATTTTCAATCTTGTCTAAACGTTGTTTCAGTAACTTCTGTTCAGATTGCAAGTCTGCAATGCGACGTTCCAGAGCCTCTGTATCCTGTTTAAACTCACGGTATCGTGTAAATGCAAATCCCAGTACTGCCACTGTTGCACTCACACAACCGATTAATGTACCTGTAATCATCATACGCAAATCCCGAGAAACAAACTCAGTGTAACGATTGTCCATAATGGCAAACCAACAGTATGCAGTGCTGCAAGTCCTACTACGGCTGCTGCATAAATGCCAAATTTGATTAATTTTTCTTTATCCATATTATTATCCTCTCTCATTGTACTGAGAGTATTTATTATTTTTATTGTAAAAACGGCTGTTTTAACTGTACCAGGTAGTACTGAATGTCCAGACCCTTAACGAACAATTTGTATACGTCAATTACCTGCACCTGGTACACATCATCGTAATATTGCCAGTCAACAATATCACCACGGTTCAGTACTGGCATCTTGTCACCCATGAATGCAATGTTCATGAAGTCATGCCCCATAACATCCACTCCATAATCCTTGAAGTACTTAGAATCGATGAATGCCTGATTGAATGGACGGTTACACATCAATACTTCATAACCGTCTAGTGTGATGTTTTCTGTTACTTCTTCTTCGAAATGTTCTTGCATTAGTTTCTCCTGAATATGAATGATCCTTTCATATTATTTATCACTAATCTCGCTTTTTGTTCAGTTTCATCAAAGAAGTCATAAATCATATTGCGTTTTTTCTTCTCATATTTACCGATAATACGTTTACTCCGTTTTTTCTTTTTCAGACTGGTATCAATCAAATACTTTTTACCGTTCTGTTCCACTACCTTGTACTTTTTACCCATCTGGTTATGAAGTCCTGCAATGTTGCCCTGTGCAGTCATTCGAGCGTTAGCCGTTGGGATAATTTTGTTAAACGTTGCCGGATCATCTGTCAGTACTGAACGTAGATATGCAGCCTGAGAACCACGTACTATGATCTGGTTCATTCTCGTACCATTACCGTGCTGAATGAAATTGAAGAAAATAGCCCGTTTGGTGAAAGCAACAGAACCACCCTCAACACTGTTGTTGATGTCATCCTGAATCTGTTTCGATAATGCACGGCATCGTTTTGTTAATTCTGATTGAAAATCCGTGATAAACACTTTGCCCTGACTATTCAGTACTCGTACTGCATCGGCGGGAGTTGCCCCCCGCCTAAAATCGCCTGATATCATTATGCTCTCCCTACGATTACGGTAATATTCCCGTTGAATGCAACCACATTGTTGTTAGAACGCTGTTCAATTGTTAGTGTTACCGCTACGCCTGCCGGAATTGTCATTGTTCCAGTACCGACATTTATATCCGTTGCCAGGCCCTGTGCGGCTACACTGGTGTAAACTAAACCAGCACCATTTGCATAAATGTTAATTGAACGACTGTTAGTAGTTTCACGTGGTGGATTATAGTTACCGTCATAACCGCCTTTTACAGTTAATGGTACGCATGGAATGGATAAGATCCGAGCAAATTGCGGTTCTGCCGGAATAGTGATACCGCCCCCACTCAACAGGAATACACGCATGATATCGCCCTGAATGCTGTTCGCCTTTAGGTTATCAATCGTACAGTTACTGAAATAGCCATTCGTGAAGGAACCGCCAGACGCATATACAGTACCTTTGAAATAGCCGCTTTCCGCGTAAACGTCGCCTTTGAAGTAACCATTCTCTGCAAAAACACTACCCCGGAAATATCCGTTATTGAAGTAGCTAGTACCATCTTTTCTTATGCACCAGCCTTGTGCACCATTAGAAGGCCATGAGTTAGTCCAGTTCGTCGAACTTATTTCATAACCAATCTTCGCGTTGTTAATGCTGCCGTCCTGCACCTGGAGTGACCCCACGCTCGCTGATCCGAGGTGTGCCTGGCCTATACTGGCATTAGCAATCATTGCTGAATTGATATAAACGGTATTGTTCTGTACTGCAAACGGAATTACCGGGTTAGATACTGCACCCGATGTTTTAGCAGTGATAATTTTAAAATCATCTGCTACAAAATATACAGCACTTGCTTTTGTATTTGCATCAGCATAGATACCCATACCTGCAATAGTACCGTTAGCGTTAACCTTCAATTCGTAATGGCTATTAACGGTATTTTTCAGGGCATCAATATTAGTAGTCATGGCAGTACTGACACTTGAAATATTACCGTTCAGTTCAGATTTTGCCTGAGTTAATGCGGTTGATTGAGCCGTATCTTTAGAAGTGATAGTACTGTTAAGTGTCGCAACCTGGGACGTAATATTACTGTTGATACTGCTTACCTGTGCATTCAGTGCCTGTGTCTGAGCGGTGTCTTTAGTCGTAATAGTCTGATTCAGTGTTGTGACTGCTGCACTGATATCTGTAGCTGTTTTACTGGTTAGCTGGGTAATACTGGTACTGTTTGCAGTGTCACCGTCTGTGATGGCCTTATTCAGCGTAGTTACCTGTGCTGATAAGTTCGCTGCTGTAGTTGCCTGTAAATTAGTGATAGCACTGGCGTTAACCTGGTCGCCCGCGTTGATAAGATTAGTGGTTTTCGTTTCTGACGCACCGATCTTAGTAGTGGTGTTCACGTTAGCCTGTGATACTGCATCACCAATAGCAGTACTGATCTTGCTGTCCAAATGAATAAAATCATTTAGTGACTGCTCGTCCTGTGCTGACCAGTTGACCTTACTCTGCAAATCAACGTAGATCCCTGCTGTATAGACAATTGAGTCCTGGCCGAACTCGTCATAGGCTCCTGCACGTACATAGTACTTTCCATCTGCAACAGGGAATGAGTGCATGAATGGACTGTTAGTACCGAACGATTTCATGTTCTGTGTGAACGTACTGTTAGTGGCTACCTGTACCAGTACACCAGCAAAATCACTAACACCTGCTTCAGGGTTATCGTACTGCACGAATATCGACTGATATCCAGCATTTGCCGTAAACCCGGTCAATGCTGGGCATTGTGGGTTAGTGACAGTGATACGGGCTTCTGCACTGTAGATACTGCTGTTATGACCCCATGCCACAACACCGAAAGTACGGGTACGGCTGAGAGTATCCAGCTTGTTCATTGCATAGGTGTACGTAAACTGGTTAGCCTGGATGAAGTAAGAACGCTTCTTCACCATCCCGGTATCGTAGATGATGATTTCGTATTTGTTGAAATAGCTGCTGAACGGCTTCCCGTTCACGTTCAGATATGATTGATCGTCCCAACCAATTAGGAAGTCGAGTGCGTCTGTAGTATTGGCAGTACTGCCACGGTTAATCAGATTCAGACCAGTAATGGCAGGCAGTGTAAACGCGAAATCAGGTACAACACCGTTCTGTGTCACCTTGTCTGACACAATGCCGAGGTTGTTGAATGCTGCTACTGCAAAATCATACTGAACGCCTGCTGTGAGGCCGTATAGCTCGTAACTCTGTACGTACTGGTTCGTGCTGCCGCCATACGTCCAGGTTTGCGTACCTGTCTGACGGTAGTACACGTAGTAACCACGCAGATACTGATCAACACTAGCCGCCCATGTCAGTACTACAGTCTGCCCCTGATTCGTTGCCCCTTTCTTAACTACAGATAGGTTTGATGGTGGCAGTACTGCTACTGGCTTCGGTAACGTACCTTCCCAGCCGTACATCGGAACGTCCACGCCTTCATAAATGCCCTGGTGATACTCTACGCATTGCAAATTAACCATGCCGATACTGTCGGTATTCGTGCTAATCGATTTACCCGCAACCCTGAACAGCTTATTTTCGTAGCCATGTTCCGGTAGAGTTACCGTGATTACATCCCAGACCTTTAGATCCCAGCCTGAGTCAGTATTGAAACTGATCGTATTATGGCTGTATTTTCCTTTCAGTAATTCAATGTTAATCAGGTGTTCAACCTGGTCTTTGTCATATACCCATGAGTAATCGAGACTCTTAGCAATAACAAGGCCATCACTTGTAAGTACATCACTGGCAGGAATATCTGAAGGAATACGTAAAATGTCATCACTATAATTGTTAGTGGTGTTCTTCCATGTTGCATCGATGGTATTGAAATAGTCACTGATACCACTCGTAGTACTGACAAATTCACCGAAAATTGTTGATTCGTCAAATGTCTGTACTGACAATACCGGAATATCTACAGTCAAATATAACTTACCACAATGAATACTGGTGATACCGCCAAATGTCATCAGCATTTTTTCAATATTTGATTTATATGTAGACTGATAATCAATAGCACCATTACTGAACATCTGATAACGGGTACAGTACTGTGCTGCTGTCTGGAATGATGGCAAATCAATATTACCAGGACTGACACCGAGACCATACTCTGTATTGATCACATAATCGTATAACTGGTTTACTGGGTTATTACTGACAATAGTAGTTCCAGACACTAAATCGTAAATTTTCTTACCAGAACATTCAGCCGTTAATACGTAACTATCATTGACCAGTAAATTATCTTCTAATGACTTTTGAGTTTTCTTGATAACGGTATAAATTTGTACAATCCCGTTACCTTTGAATGTACTATTATTCCACTGAGTACCCGCATACGTACCAGCTAATACTTTACCCGCCGTGTAATTGGGCTTCCCGAAATATACCTCTAATTGCAAAATATCACGGTATTTCGCATCGATACTGGTATTCGGTACTACTCCTTCAACAGTAACAGGAGTAGTCAGTACTGGTTCGTCATCAAGCCAGATTTGGCTGACTTTGTTAATCTCACCCATTGCCAGGGCATGACTCGTAAACAGGTACTGGCTCGTGTTGTTCTGTACGTTGTACCAGTTAACGATTGAACCGCATTTAACCTTTTCACCGTAGAGGATAGGTATACCCGTTTGTGGGCTGGTAGAACGGCTGAGAGTGGTTGCACTGTCTGTATGAGGTGTAATACCCGGCATCTGTGACAACATCGAGGTTGCCACTAATGACGCTGCACCAGCTCCTGCACCCCACGCTGCCGCCGCTGAAAGACTTGCACCGCCCGTATAGACCGCTGCCGCTACTGCTACAGCGGTGATCAGTGCACCGACAATACTCATTCCTGAGATTTTACCGCCCATTATTCACCCCCTGCCGTGCCTGCCGTACCTGCATCAGGAGTGATCCGGTAAAATGTCCAGTCATTTAGCCAGGGCAGTACTGCAAGGTTGAATCCAGTACTGTCAGCATTGAGAGCAATGTACTTACCATCCAGTACTACAGAACCGTGAATGCCGTTAACCATAACGTCACCCATAATAGGCGTATCAACTTGTACACCATGCTTCTTACAGATATCTTCCAGTGAACCCAGTTCGTGTTTAGTGAACAGTTTCTGACCAGCTTTGATTGTCTTATATTTGCCCATAGCCAGATCGGTATATGCAGTACCGCATACTTGATCGATAACTCTCAGTACCAGAATATTGCAATCATTTTGGCCTAACAGGAATTTTGTACTGATACATTCCTGAGCAATGTTGTGAATTTTAATTATGTTGTTTCTCATTTCTTATACTTCCATGTTTGCTGAGAGTTAATTTTTCCTAGTAATGAAAAATACGCGTCATTCTTATGTGTACTTTGGTGTACTGAGTTAGCGGCTAAGGTACGCTGCTGTACGTCCAGCTTCTTCCAGATGCTATTGACGTATACTGTTAATTCATTCTTAAGATCATCGTTATTAGAAATCGATTCGAAATAATCAATATAGCCACTGAACATGAGAGAATGGTCGAGTACTGTAGCGTCTGCGGGATTCAAAATAGTCAGCCACATATTTACCTGTGCGTTTTTAAGACCACCAGATAATGCCAGTACCTGGAACGACTGTGATACATTGCTAACTTTGAATGACATTGAATCATTACTGATATCTTTCTGTTCGCTGAATGAACCAAAACTGTCATTAATGAAGTCTGGAAAACTGGTATAAAGATTACCGTTGATATTCAGGTCGATATAACCATCATTTAGATGAAGTGCCTGAACACCCGAACCCTGAACGGGGTAGATATCAATACATTTAACGGTCACGCCTAAATGCATAACCTCTGATACTGATAACTGGGTTTTATTACCGCCCCTGGTAGCATTCCAGTACTTCAATAGTGCTGAATTTGTAAATACTGCCTGATTCATTATAACGCCTCCGTCGCTTTGACTTGCAGAGTCATAATGTTTTTAGATTGCAGATTTAAATCACAGTCAATATCGATAATGAATGTCCCAGTGATACCCTGAAAGCGGATTACTTCACCCGCTTGTACGTTCTGACGTAACGCCGGAAACACGGTAATTGAAGTGCCTGTATTGGCGATAATGCGATGAATTTTAGTACTGTTCTGGAAGGTTACTAACGTCCCTACTTCAAGCATATTTGCTGTGCAAGGGATAACAGACCCGCCTTTATTAATGTTTGCAGTACTGTATACTGTTGCAAAATGCTTGCCTGTATATTGACTGTAATAACCTAAATCTGTAGTGAAAGGTTTCCCCTGTGAATACTGAGCAATAAAATTCAGTACTTCCTGTCGGTCTGCATGATTGAACTGAATATTGAATGTTAATTGATAGTACTGAATACCCGTACTGCGGCGTATCTGTGAGCCTGTCCAACTTTTATTAGAGTATGCTGGTTCAATACTCTGTAGTTGGAAGTCACTAATTTTAATGTCGTTCGAAAATAAAGCCATTTGAAATCTCCTGATTTACAGTATTTATCAGGAGAACGAAAACAAAAAAGCCAGCGTGAATGCTGGCTTTTAATATTAAGTGTTTCTCTTTTGTGCTGCTCGAACTGACTGCATAACGTTATTAGAATGCTTCTTTAACATTGTCTGGAATTGTTCATCAGTAATTTGACCACCACCATTAACTACCAGTGGTGCATTAATGACAATCTGACCAGTACTGTTATTTTCCTGCTTATCCTGCTGTTTCAGGAATTGAGTCAAATCACGGTTGTTATCGTTGTTAAGAACACGTTCACCCGCTTTCAGAACCCACGTTGATTCATCCTTGCCACCCAGCTTAGGTACTGAATCAATACCGCTGTGTGCCTGACCCTGAATCTGTGTACCACGTGCAGTACTGATAATGGATGCCCCTAAACTTGCCACCTGTGCATAGTTCGCAAAGTTCGCAGGCCACGGCGTAGCCATCGCATTCGCTAATGCTTCCTGAATTTTCATAACAATATTGGCAATCGAGATACTCTTACCGACCACAAAAGCGGCTTGAGCGGCCTTGTTGCCCTTCCCTGCAACACCTTCCAGCATGGTTCCAATATTCATCGCTGAATCTGCAAACATCTGGAACTGTGCCTGGCTGTTCTGCCGTTCCACTTCTGCCGCTTTGTTATTGTATTTGGCAGTAAGATCAGCTTTACGTTTTTCAAACTGTTCTTTACTGATCAGTTTGTTCTGGTACATCTGTTCATCTACCTGAATTTCAAAATCCCGCTGTTTATATATTTCATCCTGCTGCTGTTTGATGTCTGCCTGATTGCCAAATGGGTTAGTTGGATCATGCAGTCCAGAACGGATATCCTGTGCTGAAAGCATTTTTGAAATATGTTCAGATGTAATATTCTGGGTATTACCGATAGTCAGTGCTGCCAGATTCTCACTTAATTGTTTCGGATCTGTTGCTTCCAGCATCTCAGTAATAATACGTTTAGAACCTTCAAGCCTCGCTGTTTCCTGCCGGGAAATAATATTTGTTTTCTGGGTTTCATTTAGATTTAGAATAGTTAAGGACTCATCCAGTTTTTTACGTAGCTCGTTCTGTGTGTAGTTGTACTGTAAAACTTGCTGTTCTGCGGAATTCTTACCCAGTTGAGACATAACCTGATTAAGGTTAATTTTTGCCTGTAGCTGTTTCAACTCCAACTGTTTAGCGGCATCGGCGGCTTTTTTGGCTGCGTCTGCTGCTTTCTTCTCGCCTTCTGGGTCTTTGAGTTTATAGGGCTTGCTGGCTGGCTGTTGCGTAGGTACTGCACCCGCCGTTGTACTGTTAGAGTACTGACCTTCGCCCCATGAATCCGGCAACGCATGATAATCACCCAGTGACGCAAAATCATATGCAAATCGTTTAAGATTCCCGCCCATCTGATCGAATGATGGTAATTTCCATTCACCAGCAAATATGTTGCGTAGCTCGTTCAGAGCTTCGATAACGGGTAATAGTGCGTTTACTCTGAGTTCCTGGAAGTTTCTATCCAACTGGGCAATATTCTGTTGATAGCGTCCGTATGCCTGTGCTGTTTCAGTAGTGATACCAGCATGTTGTTTTTCAATAGCATTGATTGCTTCAACTTCTGATTTGTACTGTCTCAGTACTGGCAGTAGCTTACTGGAATCACTGGCGATAGACTCCATAGCGTTCGTTATCTCAGCATTCGACTTACCCGCTTTTTGCAGTTCGTAGAATGTTTTGATGATCATTTTGATGCCGCCATCAGCATCATTCATATACTTCGTAAAGCCCTGTAAATTGACACCCCATGCTTTCAGGTCATCACCAAAACCGCCCTTACCTTCACGGAAGAAATCACCCATATGATCAAGTGCGTCTTTATTGAAATCACTAAATTTGTCATATTCGATATTCAGTGAGCCAAAAGCCCCCTGTAATTTCTGTAGCTGTTCTACGGTCATTCCAGAAGTTTGTGAGGCTTCATTCAGTACTTTAACGTAATCAGATGCTGCATTTACCTGGCTGATTGTAATAGCTGTTAATGCACCGAACCCTGCACCTACTGCCAGTAGACCTGAGTTCATCCCGGCCAGTTTCCCAGTAATATCACCGAACCCGCCAGATAATGAAGCGAGCGAACCGCCCGCCTCACGACTGAATGCATTTAAACTGTTCCCGGCTGTACCTAAAGCACGTTGCAGGCCAGTAGCATCACCGTTGATATTGAATACTAATTGTTGAGTGTTCTGTGCCATCCTTAGCCCCCAGTACCAGTACTGCCAGTAATGAATTGCATCATGGCTGACTGTTGTAATTGTTGTTGTGTCAGTTGTTTTTGTTCTTCATCCTGCATACGTTCATATACAGTTTTATTGGAGAGTAGCCCGTACATATCCCAGTCCTGAACACTGGACTTTTTCATACCATCCTCAGTGAGATTACCACTGCTCATTAATATCAGGTGGGCAAGATTCGCATACTTAATATGTTCGAATCTTGCTCCTGAAGGTTCAATACTGGAATCGTAAATCATCATGTACTCAAATAGTTCAGGATCTAATGACTCCAGTTCTGATGGACTCAATCCACGTTTGTTAAGTAGTTTCAGGGTAAACATCAAACGTGGATTGTTTCTTATTTTTTTTCGATCTGATCCTGAACTTGTGGTTCGTCTGCCTTAGGCCACAATTTCATTACTGCGGTGTTAATTTCACCTACGATCAGTGCATCGATAGAATTAACGTTAATCTTCCCGTCTTCATCCACATCAGAGAAAATAGGCGTACCGTTTTCATCTGCAACTGTATAAAGAAGAGTACTTTTAGCATCAATGCATTTTTCGAAATTACTGATAGCAGGTCGATGAATATGCAGTACTGCACCGTTCTTTAAGGTAACTTCGTGTAGTTCAGGTTTCAGGGCTGCAAATAGAGTATGAATATCCATTATGGCAGTAACCCCTGTGCTACTGGTGCACCATCGCAAGCGAAATTAAGAGTCAAGTTCACTACTTTATCCCGATCACTCTCGATCTTGCGTTCTGTAATAAAACCGTTATAGGTGACATATGAACCAGTAGTTTTAGTGGCATCGTTGAAATAACTGAACTTCAACTGAATACGTGTACCGTTTTCAAAAGCGGTAACAAGCTGTTGATGTACTGTGTTATCTGGCATCCAGTTAAGCTGTAAAGTCACGTCGGCGTTCGTTTTTGAACCTACTAGTTTACGATTGTATGAAGTATTGAAAGAAACTACTTCGATTACCGTTGCAGTACTACCAGTACTAGGGAACGCTGCAATTTCTGGAATATTGGTAAATGTGGTCGCTTGAGTAGCTCCGGCTGTACCGATGCCTACTGCAAGGTTACTACCCGTGAAAACATCCATTGGCATAATGATATCCTTATCATGTTGTTAATATTCAGTACTGGCATCCTTGCCAGTACTGAATTGTTTTGTTGTTTACTTATTTATTTATGGCTGCAATCATTGCACGTAATTCTGCAATTTCGGCCTTCATTGCTTCGGCCTGTTCTTCCATCGATTCAATTTTTGCAATTGAATGATTTAATGCAAGTGCGGTATCCATCATAATGACGTTGTTATCAAGAGCTAACGTATCATCTTTATCAATACGATTGCCTTCATCGTCATATTCCGGTGCGGCTGGTACTAATTTAACGTACTCACTATCAATATCGCGTAAGGCGTCCTGTGCAATAATGCCACGACGTTCTCGCTCCATTGGATCAAAGTTATATACGAAAGTACATGGTTTCAGCTTTTTGATATTTTCATAAGATGCTTTACCATCGTTATATTCAATATCATGTTTAAGCGTTGCATCAGAGGTTGCGGCCTTCTGGAAGGTATAGTTACCTGCAAATCCCCCATCCCCGGACGTTGAAGTGACAAGATCTCCATTAACGGGAGTGAAATACCAGTAGCGGACCTTAGAACCGCTGTCCCCAAACTGGGTCATTGCGGTGTTACCCCAGTTGCTTGTTCCGTTGCCGACATTTCCCCATATTGTTCGAAGCTCATAGCCTCCACCGTGTCTATAACCCCAGGAAAGGCCAGCTATAGCCCCGTTACCCGGAGTGTCTGTGGCTGTGTCTGTGTAATAGGCGGCATAGTGGGGCTGTGCTGAGTTCCACCACGAGTTAACAGCCGGGCTACCCATATACATACGTCCCGGAATTTGCACGTTGCCGTTGGACATAAAGTCAAAATATCGTGATTGTGCCGTATCGATTCCACCCCCTGTCTGATTCACAAATAGACGTGCTATAGAGTAATCCCATTCAATACGTTTAACTGATTGCAAATAAGTGGATGTTTTTTCAATACCATTTACTGTGTACTGTGATTTTAAACGGCCACCATAAACAGTACTGCCAGTACCTGGTAAGGTTGCATCATTATCTGTAACTGTCAGATGTGATGTTGTAAGGTCGCCAGTACTTGATAATGTCATTGCATCTGTTGTATCAGAAGTACCGGAGGCAATACGATAATTATCACCCTGTACAGTTTCATGAAATATTGTATTACCGCTACCGCCACGGAATTTACGCAAATATGATTTATTACCTGTCGTACCATTGCTCAAAGCGGTTTGACAATAAGTTGTCTGTACAACACCGTCCTGAATAAGACTGTTACTTGTGGTTAGTGTACCAGTAACAGATAAATTGCTGGTTACACCCACTGCACCAGAGAACGTACCACCAGATTTAGGCATACCTCCGAGAATACTTAACGCTGCACTTGCAGAAGTGCTACCAGTACCACCCTGAGCAAGACTAAGAGGAGTAGTTAGACTTGATAGACTTGTAATATCACTATTTGCCCCAGAAGATGCACTGCCTGAAACATCGGTATTAGAAAGTACTACGCTGCCTGTTAACGGCTTGCCATTAATTGTTGTAGTGATTGGGACTGCTGATACATCGCTTGCAGTTAATGTAATATCGGCTGATAGTGCTTTGTTATTAACTTTTCTCGTTTGCGGAACCAGAGGCGTTGTTAACCCGGTAAGAGACTTAATAGTACTGTTTGCACCGTTAATATCGGTGTATGCATACATGCCCCATGCACCCCATGAAATAACACCTGAACCGTTTGAATACCCGGTACGTGTATATAAATCATTGGTATTATAACGGTAGTACATTTGCGTACAGGATTTAACGTGAGTTGCTGAGTTTTGCAATACTACAAGTGTTCCAGCAAATTGAACTGGGTAATTCAATGCTGCTGTGGCGTTTGCGTTCAGAGTTTGCTGATAATAACCTTGTACTGTACCGTCTAAATCATTCAGGTCAGTACCTGCTGGGATAATTCCACGGCTGGGCAATGCTCCTACATCATCTGCATTCAGTGTGATGTCACTAGTTAATGCGATCCCATTCAATTTACGCGTTGTTGGCACAGCCCCTACATCTGATGCATTAAGCGTTAAATCACCACTCAATGCGTATCCATTAACTTTTCTGGTCTGCGGAACTAATGGGACTGTCAAACCTGTAAGAGATTTGATAGTACTGTTCACCCCTGCACTGGTAATATTTGCAGTACGAACCCATCCAGACCAGGTTACTACACCACTGCTATTACTTGTGCCTGTACGGTTATAGATATCATCAGCATTAGCCGGGTAATAGACCTGAGTACAGCTATTAGTATGTGTTAATCCATTTTTGAATACTACTAATGTTCCCGCTGCAACTACTGGATAATTCAATGCCACGGTAGCACTTGCACTTACAGGTTGTTCATAAATGCCATGAACAGATCCGTTCAGGTTATTTAAGTTCGTACCTGCTACGATGGTTCCATAATATGGGAATGCATTTACATCAAGTGCCCCCAGTACTAAATCTTCGCTGAGTGCTTGACCGTTAATTTTCCTGGTTACTGGTACTGCTGACACGTCATCAGCATTTAACACGACGTTTGCACTAAGAGCCTGACCATTAACGGTGACGGTTTTTGCAACACCCCCGAGGTTTGCTAGGGCTTGTGTACTATTGGTTGCTGCCGTACCACCCTGTGCTACTGAAAGTGCTGTGGTCAGCCCAGTAAGAGACTTGATAGTACTGTTCACACCTGCACTGGTAATGTTTGCAGTACGAACCCATGCAGACCAGGTTACAACGCCACTGCTGTTACTTGTGCCTGTACGGTTATAGATGTCATCAGATGTCGCTGGATAGTAGACCTGAGTACAACTGTTCGTATGAGTTACGCCACTTTTCAGTAAAAACAACGTACCGCCAACGGCAACCGGGTAATTTAGTGCAGTAGTTGCGTTTGCAGTTACTGGTTGCTCATAAACACCATATACAGAACCGTTCAGGGTATTCAGGTTCGTACCTGCTACGATGGTTCCGTAGTACGGCATTGCTGATACATCGAGTGCTGAAAGGTCTACGTTAGAACTTAATCCGTATCCATTCACAGTACGGCTGGTTGGTACTGTGCCTGCAATATCAGTCTGAGATAATGTAATATCTGAGGTTAAGGGATAACCATTAACCTTTCGGGCAACGTTCGAACCAGTACCGCCAGAACTGATAGGCAATGGCGTGCTTAACGTAGCTCCGGTAGCTGTCAGAGCACCAGTAATCGTCAGGTTGCCAGTACTTGAAAGTGTCAGAGCATCCGAACTATCGGTAGTTGCACCAGTGGCTAATCGATAGTTCCCTGATTGAACGGTTTCGTGAAAAACTGTATCACCAGTACCGCCACGCATTTTACGTAGATATGATTTCGTACCTGCTGCTGCTGAACTCAGTGATGTATGACCATAGGTTGCTGCTGCAACACCGTCCTGGTTAATCGTGTTGTTTACCGTTACTGCACCAGTCAGAGTACTGGCACCTGTCACGGCTAAAGTACTGGATAGTGACAGTGTTGTGCCTGTGACACCACCAGTGAATGCACCGCCCGTTTTCGGCATCCCGCCCAGGTTAGAGAGTGCAGTACTTGCCACGGTTGCCCCTGTACCGCCAGAACTGATAGGTAATGTTCCGGTTACGCCCTGCGTTGCACCTGCGGCCAGAGAGGGCTTATTTGCAGTACTGTAGACCTGATCCCATCCAGTACTGTCAGTGTTCCTGATGTACATGCGAGGGGTTGCAGACTCTGAAACTACGATCTGAGCCTTATTGGTTCCACCAGCATCAACCATGCCTACACCCAGTAGATCAACACCCAGCGGGTTATCGGTACGTGTTGCACCAACTTTGATAAATGCGTTACCAGTTGGATCGGCTTCGTAATGTGGGACAGTTGTACCGTCTGCACCCAGACCATAGTTTCCGATTAGTAATGGGGCTGGTTCGTCAATGCTGCCCTGGTTGACAATAGAAGTTGGGGTATAAGTCCATGTACGCCCGTACACTTTATTAATATCAGCATCATCTTTCTGTGCAGTAATCTTCCCATTCAGAATAATGAAGTGCTGGCGTAAGCTAGTCGGGCTTTCATAGATACTAAATTTCAGTTGGAATACTTTGTTAGTACTGTATGCACTGTTCAGGAATTGATGACCAACATTAGACGGGTCGTAATGTACAACAATGCTGACATTACTAATCTTCAAATCACCTCGCAGTACTGCAAGGTATTCTTGATCATATGTTTCGATAGTCTGATTTGAACTACTGATTTTTACTTCTGGGAATGCACCCAAGTTATCAATGTTGGTATATACCGCTGTTGGGTAGTAGTTATTGATGTCAGTACTGTAAGATAGCAACGTGCGGTTGCCGAGCATGATCCCTGCCATTATTGTTATTCTCCATTATTTGTAGGACGTGCGATGTAATTAATCTGGCACGTTGTCATAATGGTATTTATGGCTAGACTTGCATCAGGGTCTGTATCATCGACTACTGAAATCAGTTTTAGTGAACTAACATTAATACCCTGCTCCAGTAGGCCAGTAATTAATTCAGTACTGAAAAGTACTTCCTGTACTTTTGTCATTGTTTGCTGTGCTTTTAATTCACTCTGCGATGTAACCAGTACATCCATTGTCAGCATTACAGAATGACGATTGCTGTATTCAAGCTGTTCGTATTGTTCGGTTACATTGCTGATCATCAGAATGTAATCATTGGCTGTCTGAGTGTTAGTTTTTGCAGCCTTGCGTACATTCAAACCATTAGATACAAAAAGGCTTGATACATGATTTTTAATAATTGAATTATTCATGTGCTCAAGCCTCTCTGTAATAAACGTTACATAGACCTGACAGATCATCAATGATGTTGTAAACCTCGTGCCGAACATTATTCAGTACAAAAGAGTCATCATAGGTGATTTTATCACGGCGGCATGTAAAGTAATTTTCTGTTGTTTGTATAAGTCCTTCGGTAGTTTGAATTGCTATTTCGGACTGTTCGAAAATGACAGTAATAGTACTGCCATTATCTAGTACTAAAGGTTCGCCAAAACTGTTAATCAGAGCATCCATACTTTGCGTATTAAATGCTCTCATCGGATTAGGCCAGTTTGATGATACGGAAGGCTTCAGGTACGAGTACTGCGAAGTCCAGATCAGCCCAAACGCGAGCGATTACAGAACCACGATTACGGTTAGTGGTATCATCCATATCCAGCTCAAGAGAATCACCCCACTGTGCAATAGCAACTTTGGAGAAGTCACCGAGGATAATGAAGTTCTGACCAGCCAGTACTTTAGAGTCGTAGGCAGGTACACCACATAGATCACCTTCATCGAACAGGTAAACGCCTGCGGTGTTCTCACCACGCAGAGTACTACGCAGAGTTGCTTTGGTCTGTGGAGACATTACAGCCGCAATAGAACCGTAAGAAACGCCTTCATCACCCAGTTGGCCTTGTGCTGCTACGATGCCTGCATAGGTATATGCGTCTACAGTTTCGACTTTACCCGCTGCTACTACTGCATCTACGATTCCTTTCAGGATCAGGGCTTCCAGACGTTCAGCAGAACCAGCAACAATGGCCTGTGAAACAATTTGTTCTACCTGTGGGCAGGATTTAACTACGCTGCGTGACAGTGGTACAGAACCAGTGAAGGTTTTAGGCTTCAGTACTACAGATTCGAAATTAGCATCTACTTCTGGTGATACACCATTCTCAGAAATAAAGCCGAATGAATTTGCGAAATCTGCAACAAGTTTAGGTACTGCAATTTCAGAGGTCAGTCCGGTAAACATCTGTACTGGGAAATTCTTAAGAACAGATTCAGCACGCAGAATATCTACGAATGAACCGTAGAGTACATCAGTGTGAATAATATCTTTTGCGGAAGTGGTGGTTACACCAGCACGTACAGCCTGTGCGAAATCAGCGTTAGCAACTACTGCACCGTTTTTACCGGATGGCAGAGATTTGTCACCGTCCATAATAGAACGGATCAGAGAGTTTAGAGAGAATTCCATTTTATCATCCTTGATAATGGGTTTATTTTTAATTTGTTGGCGAAACGCATCAATGCTTAAGCCAGTTTCGATTGCCTGCTTTGTAATTTCAGCGTGGATATTGAATGCACGTGAAATAGCGTTAATTTCGGCAATGCGTTTTTGATCTTCTTCGGCCTGTTCTTCCTGAACGGCTGAATCATCATTTTGTTCTTCTGGTTCCGGCTGTTCGCCATTACCAGTACTGTCATTGTTATTTATCGTTTCCGCTTCGGTATCGATTTCGGTATCAGACTCAGAAGTACTAGCAGTACTTTCAGTATTTTCATCGGGTTCATTTTCAGTTTCCTCTTTTCGTTCCTCTTGTTCGGTTGGCTGCTCGTCGTTATTTTCGGGTTCAGGTACTTCTGGTTCCTGCTCTTCTTCAAGAGAACGCCCTACTCCGACTAGATCGTCAGCAGGCACGGATACAGTACTGATCTCAAATGGAGTCCACTTAGTAATTAAGAGGTTGTCGCCTTCAATACGATATTCGTCGATTGAGTACCCTACTGATACTTTGGTCAGTGTACCCTCACGTACCATTTCATATTTTTCAGCACCCATACCTACTGAACTAAAACGTACTAAAGCACGTCCTACGCGGTCAGCATCAATACTGGCTGATTCAACGACACCGATATGATTGTCAAAATCATGATTGAAAAGCAGAGCGGCCTTATTCTGTAGTCGTTCTAGATTGACGTTCTCAGGGTTATGCAGAAGGATTTCGTTATATTCCTGACCACCAATAGTACGTACTACTGGATTTTCAGAACTGAAAGCTAACAGTACTGTACGGTCGTTATTATCAGAGAGTACGTCACTCGTTAACGTCATCTCCCGTTTTTGGTTCTTGAATTTCATTTGAACTGTCCTTGTTCATTGTTTCTGTTTTATTTATCTCCGCTTCTCGTTTAAGTTCTTCAAATACGTGCTGTGGCTCCATGCCTAAATCACGTATAATTTGAGACTTCGATTTAACACCCATCTGTAATAGAGTCTGTTCGTACTGTGCGTCTTTATTTGGATCGAGGCTTACCTGTTTAACAGTGATGAAGGTACTGTTAGCGATGTTCTCAAAGTTTGTGAAACTCAATTCTTTAAGTTCAGTAACCATGATTCGCTTAATGAACTCACGGTAGATAGGTTTCAGCACTTTAGAAATAAGGAGATTTGAACGAGTCTTAAACCCTTCACGACTAATACGGTCTGCCATCTTCGCAGCACTGAAACTAGCGTTTTGTGTGTCGCCAGTTAACATCGACTTTGGTACGGATAAGCCAGTTGAAATTGTCGTAAGTACTGCATCACTGAACTCTGTGATTTTGTCAGTACCTGCCTGCGGGTTCAGAGTCTGAATCTGTTGGCCTGGTGCAAGTTCTTTAATACTGCCCGGTTCAAAGTGTTCAACGTATTCACGCTGGTCTGGTTCACCGTCTAAGAGTTCATCCTGTGTATTATCGCTATTGGTAATGAACCCCATAGCCGAACTTGCGATCTTCTTCTGTAGTACTGCCGCTTCGTTATAGCTATTGAAGTCCTCCAGGGTTTTCATTACTGCAATACAGTCCGGGAAACCTCGTTCCTGTCCTGGGAATTCTGGAATGAAATAATGCAGTACTTCACTGGCTGGTACACGTTGAGTACTGTTGGTCTGAATCGTGTAATTCAATGGGTTAATATCGGCTACGTGATAGGCCAGTACTCGACCGTGCTGATCACGCTCTATCCCATTACTGATGTACGAACCATTTTTCAGTAACTCGTTCTTAGTACTGGGAATACGACTAGCATCGATGATTGATACCTGTAGTTCATCACCGTCTGTATGTAGTCGAACAAAACATTCACCATCAGTAGCTCTTGCACGCTCTACCAGTTGTTGAAAGATGTCGAATGACAGAGAACCATCAGTACTAAAGCGGTTTGCATCTGATGCCCACTCGTAAAACAGCTTGTCTAAACGGTCTGCCAGTACTGGATCGGTTTGACCATCGAGGCCAATCGGTGAAGGTCGAACGGTGATACCGTCTGCCCCTGCAACTGTGCCAGAACTCAGTGACACGTATCGACGTGCATACGGGTTTTGCAGTACCAGTGAACGGCTTGCATCACGTAGCGATGTTAGAGACTGTCTCAGTACTGCATTGATGTTGACGTTCTGAACACCAGTACCGTAAGAGCCGATAATCTTTGTTGGTAGGCCGGTTAGTGAACGGCTTTGGGGTTTGAATTCAGTACTGGTAGGTTGATATTTACGGGTTTGTTTGGCGGGTTTAGAGGCTGGTACTGCTGGTTGTTCAATTTGCCGTTTGTTAAAAAACCACATTCCGTGTGATCTCCTGTTATTAGCGGCAATGAATCGTGCTTTTGAAAAAGCCTTTATTGCCTGTAGTTAGTTTGCGTTTCAGGTCGTTCACCTGTTTAGTGATACTATTTTTCAGACTGAGCAATGTATTCAAATCTTCATGTACCAACGTTTTATTGTTGATTGTCAAAGTACTGGCATCACCATTAATACGTGCTGTGATAATTTGATTAATGTCATCAAGCTGTAATTGCAGTTCTGTTAATCGGTCTGTCTGAGCCATTGGATCAATGACGGTGACAGTACTGATAGTTAATTCACCATTATTGTTATATACGACTGAGTAATAACCCGGCTTCCAATCTGTGGAGTCGATAGTTACCGTTTCAGTATCGTGCTGTGTGTTGTGTGTGAATAACGTATCAGTACTATTGCCGATTTTAATTGTGCTATTAGGTGGCAGTACTTCGTGAAGTACTTCACCAATATAAATTGTTCCTTTCATGTTTATTTATCCTTAGCCGAACCATGATTTACCAATACTTTTAGCAGTTGGTTTAGTGTATTTATTGTTTTGTTCGGAAGGTTGTTTGACGGGTTGTGATTGTTCAGTACTGGTAGTTTCGGTACGTTTGCTACTGCGATATTCACGCAGTTTCTTGAACGGTTGACCGCCTAGTTTACTTAGAGCCAGTTTCATCATGCAGAGGCTGTAGACCAGCGTATCAAGTGCCTCATTACGACGGCCTGTGATCTGCTTCCATCGAACACCACTACCTGAACGTTCTAGGTTTTCTGCTGTGACCTGTTCGAAATAGTCATCAGGCAAATCGTGTGCAAAATGTATGGTTAACGGTGCATCCGTTTTATCTGCTACTGCGTTATTGAGTAGGCTACGTACCCAGGTCTTACCCTCGTGTACGTTCAGCATGTAGAACTGACGGCCTTCTGAGGTACTGCGTTTGAACAAGTCACCTTTGGTATTCGAGCTGCCCTTAATCATTTCGAACTTCTTATACTGCTGACAGAAACTGTGTACCGTCTGCATTGCCCTACCGTTACCACCATCAACAGCTACTTTCAGTACTGGCAAATCACGCCCGGATACTGTTTTGAAACGTTGATTACAGAATGTCGCAAGGTCTGTATAGGCTTTTGCCCCTTTGATTTCACAGTTAGGGCTATAGAAGTAACGATGACCGAGTACGAATAGTTCTGTTTCGTTAAAACCTAATACAGTTGCTTCAAGTCGGTCTAACTGTTGGTCACAACCTACGACAATTCCCAGTACTGAATCTGGTATATTCTTTAAATCGAATGAGTCATCACGTAAGTTCTCTAATGCTATATCGTCAATTTCTTCTTGTAGGTCTGAATAATGAAGTCCGAGTACTGTATTGTAAAATGACTGGTAGTTGTATTCGAACCATGCTAGTTCAAACTCTTTTGCAATAGCCTGAATAGTACTGTTAGGACTGTACAGGCGGCTAATATAGAAACCTGCTGTATCAGTTACAGATGGGTTTTGTGCTATCCAACGTCCACCAGCTACCATCTTAATACGCTGTGATTCTGTTATTTCATTATTGCATTCTGGGCAGTGTAATTTTGCGGTACTGGAATCTGGAATATCTCGCTTGCCGTTCTTCTTCCAATCGAATTTTACGCTTTCCCATTTCAACGTGTGTTCATGCTGGCAGTGTATGCACTTAACAAAGTATTCTCGTTGGTCTGAGTTCTGATATTCAACATCTATTGCATCGCCTGAAAATGTAGGAGTACTTGAAATGAGGATTTTGGCTTCCTGTCCGAAGTCAGTAGCCCTCTGCTCTGATAAGCGGATCGGGTTCCCCTCTTCTGAGTGCTGATCGATTGCAGATACTTCATCAAGTATGATTCGCTTGAGGGTTTTACCGCGTAGTGCTTTAGCAGATCCGAGAGTCATGAAATACAAGAAAGAACCGTCTTTTAGTTCTGTCTGCTGTTGGTTATTTGCTTTCGTCTTGTCGTTCTTGTCTGTGACTAAATCATTAAGTACTGGTACAGCTTCAATCGTTTTATCAATCTTCGCTGACTTCCACTGTTTTAATTCTGATAATGAACTCTGTGCAATACCGATGTTGCTCGAATCAGTACCCATCCAATAGAACAGTGCTGAATTGAGTAGAGTAGTCTTTGCTATCTGGGCACTAGTTTTATAAATAACTTTTCGGTACTGGTCAGACTCAATAATATCTAACATCTCTATCTGAAATGAATATAGCTTTAACTTCTGTCCGGCTGCTGCACCATCAGGGAGTACTAAATGAGTCTCAGCCCATTCACTGGGCTTTAACTTCTGTGGAGGTTTGATTATTGGCACTGCATTTTTCAGTACTGTTATTGTCTTGTTCATTTTCGGCATCCGTTCCTTGCTTGCCTTGTGCGTCCTCTTCTGGTACTTCAAATTTCATATCACCGATTTCATTCAGCATTTCGTCAATTCTGGCCTGCAATAATCTTTTTACTTTAAGTACTGAATCTTGTTCGAAAACTTCATGTTGAATTTTGTTCGGTAGTGAGCGGATATAATCACGCAACGTCTTAAAGTACTGGGTAAGTTCTCTATGAACTTCATCGGCTTCGATTAGTTGATCTAGTTTTAACTTTACTTCTGCTTCGGCTAAATCTGCCTCTGCCTGCATTTTGCGTAGTCGTGCCTGGTCAATCTTGTCTCGTACATCACCATCACGTAGCGGCGTTAAAATGTTGTCTACGATCCATGCACGTGCATTCTCTTCTGTGTCTGTAGGCATCCCGCGTTTCTGCCATGCCAGTACAGTACTGTGTTCATAGCCGTAATCACGGCCTAACTTTCTGATTGAAATTGAGGTGGACATAATATTTCCCTGACTGTTGTTCTTATATTTATCAGGGTTCAGTACTGCATCTGGTGATAACAAGTGATCCACATCTTTTTCAGTATTATAAGGATCACTATTAGGATGTGGATCACTTGCCATTACTGAACATCTAAATGACGAACGGATTCAGTACTGCATCTGGTGATAGTAAGTGTGACACCGGTTTTTCAATATTATAAGGATCACTATCGACCGGTGTCACACTTGCCATTACTGAACATCTAAATGACGAACGGATTCAGTACTGAATATTTTGTGGTGTGGTTCGTTGATCAAAAATCGCACATACGCAAAAAAGAACTCGCTGCCGAAACTACGCGAGGCTTCCCCCGTCTGGGAGTACCTTTTAACGCTCCTGCATCGCTCTGTACGGCGTTATATTAATTTAAATGCATCCTTGCATGATTATTTCTAGCGTTGCTCAGGACGCGATACAGATACGTACAGGTAACGTCTGGATCTTCTCTGTAGTGTGTGAAAATAAATCTTCGAGATATAATGAAATCATGGTCATTACACCCCTGAATTTTATAATTACGATTAACTTATAAAAGCATACATTAAACATTAAAAATTTTCGTTACTTGTCTAGGCTCTGCTGTTATTATATTGTATTCAGAAAGAGAATTATTAATCTGAGCCAGTATATTCTTGTTAGCATTATAAATCTTTAAGTAACGTTCATCAGTTAAATCAATTCTATCACTAGTGACAGATTCTACATCTATCACAGTCATTTTATTTCTACTTGCATCCCATTCAAAAGTCATACTTCGTAAACTTGTAAAATACTCCTCCAAGTCAGTGGTTACACCATATATTTCTGAGTCCACTTTAGGGATTGAATCAATAATACTATCTAAGTTAGATTTACGAATTGAATTCATTTTTAATCCATACGTAGCAATCTTGTATAAGTAGGAATTGATTAATTCATTTTCCTCAAATAATTCAGATGAATTTTTACACAACTTACGAGTTAATTTATCAGCCGTATCGAAATATAAATTACCTCTCACCATTGACTCTTTTAAAAACAAATCTAGATTTTCACTTTCTTTTTTCATAATTAGAAGTTTAGATTCTATTTTTGGTAGCAAATTATTTACCAGATCAATAGCAATCTTATAACCTTCCTGTGCTATATACTGTGCTAAATAGTTCCTTGCAGTAATTACAGCGGCCAGTGCCCCACATGCCATGATCACGTCCATACATGCAGAAACGAAACTGGCATCAATACCTTTAGTTGCGTACACATCAATTAACATCCATACAACGCCACCTAACAGGAACGAAAGGCCATATCGGATTATGTACATTCTAAGTGCTGAGAATACTTTTCGTTTCACTACTGACCACTTCACCAAGCGTTGTGTATGGTTCTATCATACATGATCCGGTGTACTTATCGCCAACTGTAACTTAGACACAATAAGAATACTGCATCGTTCAACAGCTGCTGTAGAGGTTTGCATTGGGTAAATTACTCAGGGTGCACGACGATGATGATTGGTTCTGTGACCAGGGCGAACTGCCGTTCTAACAGTGCCAGTGGTAATCAGGGCAATAGAGTAATACCAAGCCCTGCATGAAGTTCTGTTGATCGGGTTCTGGATGGCTGAAAAAGATATGCAGTACCTCACTGTGTTCATCGTAGTGCATATCTAATTTGATTAGTGGTTCACAATCTATGACGGCTAATAGTTCCTGTACCATTTCAAAGTACAGTTCAGTACTGCCATAGATTGGCAAATGTATGGATGTTCTCATAGGGTAAATTACTCATGTGTGTTGAGTATTTACCCCATAATTAATGAATTGCTTTATTTGTTAATATGTAGAGCAATATTTTTTGCAACCTGTACTGCTATGTCATCCCAGGCACTTTCGAGTGTTCCTGTCTGGCTAGTACCGCCGATGACCGGATCGTTTTTATGTGACGTGAACTGTTGAGACCAGGTTTGACCGTTCAGATTGAACGTTGCATTAAACGTGACCGACCCAACGTCGATTGCTGGCGTGATGTTAAACATACCCGCTGAATATTCGAAACCGGAACGGGCTTCGATTACTGTAATGGTCAATTTCTGCCCAGCAGGATTAACATCAGCAAAGGTGGATACAGCTTCTTCGATACGAGAAGATAACGCTACCCCAGTTGGTACGCGTGTACGAGAACCACCACCGACAAAACCATCAGCACCCTGGATATCAATACGTTGTGGGAAGTCGGCAGGATTCCATACGATAGATAGTTTTGGCTTTTCACCCTGGATATGAACTGATTTCATTTCTGAGACTGAAGGATAAGAAAGACGGTTATTGAACGGTAAACTCACTGCACATCCTGTTAGCCCTACCGTCACTGCAAGAACTGCCAACGCTTTAACCAGCTTCATTTATTTTCCTTAATAGGTTATTACATAATAATAAGTCGCTGATATTTTAAGAATAATCTCATTGCTGTGCAATACGAAATTGGATGCCAGTACTGTCAGTAGATCACAATTATTGTTCAGTACTGGCATGAATGCGTTCAAGAGTGGCAGTACTTTTACATGGACACAACTTCAACACTAACCCTCTTACCGCCCTTGTAACGCACCAAAAAATGGTACGCCTTATCGCATGTGACGTTTGATATTGTCTCGCTTGAGAACCAGCTCGTTTCGGTTTTGATGCTGTTTACCTGGTCGCACTGATAACCAGAGAGTGTGATTTCCCGCTGTGCTTTCTCTGCATCTTCCGTAAGGGCTTTGTCATCAGCGGCGAAAACTGTGATTGAAGTCATCAGTAAAACTAACCCTATCATTTTAGTCATTAAAATTCTCCAGCCTCTAGAGGTTGCTTATCCGTTGCAAAAAGGTGCATCACTTTATCGATCGGTCAAACCTTAAATAATTATCGTATCAATAGCCTGCGACGATCAATATTTAAGACATTTCTCCTACCAACTTTGGTAGTTCAGGGATACCGATAAATTACGTTTACCTCTAAAGTGGTAGTGTTCATGCACCGGGCAGGGTCATAGTTGGGGGTGATCTGATGCAGAGCGGCGTATACAACACGTACAGGAATCGTTTATAACTGTTTCTATCCCACTATGTTTAGTAGGGGTAAACAGTCAATTACGAGAGCTTAAATCAAATGACATAATGTTGTGGCTGACAGGTTGCAGTACTTGCAATTCTAATTATTCAAATTCAAATCAATAAACATATATTATATAGCGGGTTAAATATGGAAATTATCGGCTTACTACTTTTAGCATGGTTAGGTTACGTAATTTTTGGAGGTTACAACAAAGCAAAAACACGCAGGTATCATGCAGTAGTTGCACGAGCAAAAAGAACCATAGATGAAACGAATGAACTTTATCGTCCAACCTGGATTAATAACGATAACAAAAGGAATGAGTTTATCGATGTCGTGAGAAGTCTCAGCTCAAAACAAGGTGTGCCAGGTAATTACTTAGACCACCTTTTTAACAATGAGGCTTTCAACCGCATGGTGCTAATGAAATTCACAGCCATCTTAGAGCAAAATAAGTTGAGTTTTACAGATCAGAAGAATGCTGTTAGTGAACTCATTCGGGATTTGTGGAAAGATGGCGTTGAAATGCCGCCATCAAATTCTAATCTGCAACAGATTGTCAGTTTTCTTGATACCAAAATTTTTAATAGCTTTGATGCTTCTGCTGTTGCAGCACGTCTATATCTGGATGCTAATTTCATACACGCGGTTGAAACATTCAATAATCCATCTGCTGTTTCTTTTGAAGAGAAATATGGTCATACCATTTCAAGTGAAGCTAAAGAATTCTTTGACAAAATTGAAGTCACGAACGGTGCTCAATATATGGAATTGAATTACCAAAGTCACGGCGTTAATCTTACCGAAATCAGTAGATACATTTCATCATTTAGTAATAATAAATCATCAGAAGAATTAATTCTTAAACTGTTGACCGCTGAGCATCTGATTGAAACCTGGAAGCTCCGCTAATAACTTCTACTTATTTTGGTAGTACTCAGTACTGGTAGTATCCCTACCAGTACCGAACCCTAATCAACAAACCCCAAACGGTTCAGTACTGGCAGGGATTCACAGCTTACCATGACGTACCGGCATTGCAATGTCTAATCTTATGTCAAATCATGTACCATTACTTCCGCTTTATATCAAAAAACATCTTCATATTGTTTCGTGTTGTTATGTTTTAGTTGTGCTTTTTGAACGATTAGATCCAAATTCTCTATAGCATCTTTTTTGAGTTCAAGTACTTCATTAAGATGCTGGTAAAGGCTTAAGCCCTTATCAACGCTTAACAACTGAATAACTAATTTCCAATGCTTGTCGTTTTCAGTTAAGTCAGACAATAGCAAAAGCCAATAACATGCGATGCCTATAGTCTCTCGACTAAGCATAATTGTACTACTATGTTCTACAGCAGTTCTGTATATCTCAATATTTTTCTTAGACTCTTCAAAAAGCTCATTACAGACGTCATCGTCATTTAAAGAGTATTGATGAAGCTCTTTTACCAGAATTTCAAATACTTCACTGGGGATGTTCAAACTGCTTTTGTTATTCATCCTAACCTCACACATTTGCTTACATGTATAGACTATATAGCTATCAATTTAGATGCAATGCATATATTTTAGAGATTTAGGTTATGTATTGTTTTTTTTCAATACATTTATTAATGATTCGCATTACCTTGTTTTTTGTAAGCATTTAAAATGACGGTGGCAGTACTTGATAGTACTGCCACCTTTACCGATTAGCGTTTTCGTGCCTTACTCAGGAAAGAACGTGCATTAGATTTAGCTGCTTCGTTAGCTGGCTGCTGTGTCACAACATCAAGCACGTGAACAACATCAGGCATGACCGAAACGGCTACGGGCTTCACCAGTTCAACTTTGAATTGTTGCACTGCCTGCGACTGAATACCCTTTGTAGCTGGCTGACCTGAAATCAGGTCGAACCCTGTTAGCGAGGTATACAGTACTGGCGTTACTCGTTCCTGTTTTCCGTTGATTCGTGGCTTTTGTGATTTTCCCATTGTCACGTAACGGTTCAGTACTGCATCCGGTGCTTTGTCATCTGGTGATAGTAAATGGGACACGTGTTTTTCAGTATTATAAGGATCACTATTATCACGTGTCCCATTTGCCATTACTGAACACCAGTTAGTACCCTTCATACGAACCCAATCACCATCAAACCGATCACGTAATACGAACTGAACCACTGATTCAGCCAGATCGCGTTTACCCTGTGCAGTTAACCCCTGCTGGCCTTTACCATAACTAACCAGATATTGCGGTAACTGGGCAATGATGAAATCACGAACGACATTACCCGACAGGCTATTCAAATCACCGTTCAGACGCTGCCAGTACTGTTTATCGGCTTTCAGTCGATTCAGGTACTCAGGAACATCAGCACGGCTCAGACCGCGATTGATGAACGAATGGACGTGGTTACGTTGTACTTTTGCATCTGCTGTATCAGTCTCAGCGTTAGGTACAAATTCACCATCAACCCACTGTGACACAAGTAGATCAACCGTCGATTCATGCTGTTCACGCACATCAGCTTTCACTGCTGCACGTTCTTCTACCAGGTCGGCAACACGAACACGGCGGCCAGGCTGCACAAACTTGAAACCATACTGTGATAGCTCCTGTGCGTAATGACTGAAATCATTTGCAGCACGATCTGCACGTTGTTCTGCCATCTCATGATCTACCCATGTATAGGAAACCTGGAAGCATTTCCCGTCCCAGTAAATCATCTCGTCCCTGCTTTCACGGCGGTAAGAGTTCACGTAACTATTACGACGGCTCGTAGACATTGCCGCGATACGCTTGTTCATCAACTCTGCATTGGACATTGCCAACTGAACCAAATCAGTACTGTCAATTACTGTGACATCATCCAGTACTAGACCATCGGTGAAATGATGGGTATGGATAGTACCATTAACCTTACGAAAACGGTTTGTGACCTGCTCAACACGTTCTGGGCTGCATTTACCAATGACAATGACATCAGCCTGTTTCAGGTCATCATTGATATTCAGACCCTCAACAATACTGTTAGTACCGATCACACCATCGAAATTGAAATGTGACAGTACTGGATCTTTCAGAAACGCCTGAACTTCTTCTGTATCTTTTGTATCAGCAGTGATTTCAATGAAACGCTTACCCTGGCACTTACGTTTCAGTACAGCAATTTCATTTTTATCGTTCAACAGAATTACCATTTTGTTCTTACTTTGCTGAATATGTTCAATGGCAGTACCTACCACGTCATTTTCGCAGTACTGACGGTGCAACACCTTTTCAAACTGTTGTTCTTTATTCACGCGAATTACATTTGTGAATTTGATGTTGCTGAAGTATTCAGGGCAAACAGTACCAGACATCAATACAACTGATTTGAACAGACTAAAACAGTCCATAACCATTTTGTTAGTACTGGCCTTGAAACCACTATCCAAATACAACCCGTGTGCTTCATCAACGACTAGGGTCATTTTGGAGTATTTCGCGTGATTGACTTTGTCATTCTTGATTGAATACAACTGCTGGTATGTACCCACACCACCCTCTTTCAAGTTGTTGAACTCTGCCCCCTCACGCTGGTTCTGTGACACGATACTGAGCAACGGGCAAACCATCAGTACATCATCCTGTTTCGACCAGTAGTACGATTTACCCCCACCACAAACAGCACCCATCAGGTTCACGCCGCGTTCAATTTTGAATTGGTCTGCGACATCACTCAGATACTGGTCAGCATTCAGAAACAACTCGTAGTCATATTTGCTCTTAGAGTTCAGTACTGCTGGTTTAACGTCCATGAATGAAAGTTTCACCTGCGGCATCGGCATTACGTACCCTGCTGGTAAGTACTTATACAGACCTTTGATATCACCGTATGAAGCATTAGCCATACCCAGCATTTTCTGACCAGATTTCTCTGCCCCAGGACGACCAACAACATTCAGTACTGCCAACATTTGCCCATCGTTGAACCCTGCGGCTTTCATATGGTTGCCCAAAATTCGGCGGCGTTCATATTCAAGCTGCCCGGCGTTATGTTGAATTAGGTCATTGACTAACTGATCCAGTGAATCACCAAAATCGTACTGAACTGGCACTAATGGGTTTATGTACGCGGCCTTCTGAATCGGTTGAACGAATTCAATATCGGCCTGTACATCGAGCCAGTGTCCCTGATTATGATGACTGACGAACTTATCAGCATGTGCTGTGTTCAATTGCGGTAGGTACTGAATTTGCAGTGATTTACTGAATGACGCATCTGAATAGTGAAAACGCTTTTTCAGAGACTCTGAATAATCAGCCCATTGTTCTGCACTCAGAGTTTTAGCCAGGGGGAGGATTACGCGGAAGCGTTCACCCTGTTTGATACCAGTACCGCCACTTGAGTACAGTACATATTCGTATTGACTGAGATCCTTCTGAACATCCTGTACTGAAATTCCGTCATCAATATCGAGTACAACAGCGTAATGAGCAATGACGTTACTTGCACTACGTGCACCACCTTCAATCATCTGTGCCATAACAACGGCATCAAATTTTTCTTTTGCTTTGCTATATGCGTCTGCATCGTGGGCAGTGAATGTAGACCATTTAGAGCGATCCATAACCATATTTGTTATCTCTGCCCATGTCCATTCTGTATGTACAGTAGCGGCTACTGTACGGCCTTCTTCTGCGGCCTTCGCTTTGAGTTCAGCATTATCTGATGCAAATCGGTTTTGAAAGTAGGTTACTTTCAGCATTTGGTTTGTTGATAAATACATTGTGATATCCTTATCTGTATTTGGTTGATGTTAGGTATTTAACGGGATTGCTCCAACAATCCCGTTAATTGTTTATAGCTTTTTGGTTTCGCAGCCGTTCTGAATGTCATTCTTCAGCACCTGAATTCTATTATTCAGTGCATCGACAATTTCAGGATACCAGCGTGGTTCTTTTTGATATTTTTCAATTACAAGTTCTATCGCCTTTATTTTCCCCCGCTGCCATGCAGCATGTGCTTGTTCAGGTTTATCGTAAGTTCCTAGGTATACTCTTTTATATGTTCCATCGCCTTGAAGCTGGTTGCATTGGGCCTTAAAACCCTTACCACTTTCACATACACCCAACATCGAACCGCGTGCATTACCACGGTCTAGCAATACTTTATTTACATACTGTGGTACATACCTGCACGCATCAGGACTGTACTGTTTGTTGTTCTGTTTCAGAAGATCTTTATCAAGGTGAAAATCACCTATATAGTTTTTAGTAAACCATTTTGCGAAATTCGAAAACAAAAACCATTCATCACAAACCGTCACCCCTATATATGTTGGATGTGATTGATGATATTTTTCAGAATAGGCTCTGTTCAGCAAATGCAACCATGCGTTATACATGATAGCGTATAGTTTCAATGCGACCTCAATTATATAGCCCTCGACCTTTACCAAATACTCAATTACTGCCGCTTTATTGATGTCCTTTTTGCCGACACCACACACATATTTTCCGTTCATTTATACATCCTTGTAGTTGATAGTTGACACCAGACATCCTGTCCGGTAGTTGCAGTACAGCCATTTCTCATAAAAATTACAGTACAGTTATATGCAGAGCCTGAATTACTTCATGTTGTTCAGGCTTTTTTATTTCAGTACTACGAATTCAGAACTGTGCTCTGATTTATTAAGTACTGAATTGCCGCTGCATTACCCGGTTTTAAGTTCTTAGTACTGCTAATACGTTCTAATTCTGCAATTTGTGCAGGGGTGAGCCTTACCATTACTGGTACTGTTTTTTTATCGGTCAT